AACTCAAACAGTTGCTTCAGGAGTATTAGCAGGACCAGTTACAGTAACTGGTACACAAACAATAACAGGAACGGTAGTAGTAGTTTAATGAGTAAAATAGAAGTAGATCAGATAACACAACAATCAGGTTCAACTTTAACAGTTGGCGGAGGAGCTTGTAAAACTGCAACTGTCGATGCAACTACTGTAACTTTAGGTAGATCAGGTGGTACAGTTTCACTTGCTAGTGGCGCTACTCAATCAGGTTTCGGTAGAGAAGGTTCTGTTAATTGGCAAACATCAATTAAAACAGCGACTTTTACTGCTGCATCAGGAGAAGGTTATTTTTGTAATACTTCTGGTGGAGCCTTTACAGTTAATTTACCAAGCTCACCTTCAGTTGGTGATATTGTAGCTATTAAAGATTATGCAGGAACTTTTGATACAAATAATTTAACAATTGGCAGAGGTGGTTCTAATATGAATGGCTCTGCTTCCGATAGTGTTAGAAGCACAGAAAATGAAAGTTTAACTTTAGTTTATGCTGATGCAACAAAAGGTTGGTTAGCAGTAGAAGAAGGAACAGGTTTTGTTGGAGAAAATTTTATAACAGCGACAGGCGGAACAATTACAACTTCTGGAAATTTTAAAATTCATACATTCACTGGACCAGGAACATTTCAAGTTACTCAAGCTGCAACTACTTCTGCAAACAATATTGCAGACTATTTAGTTGTAGGAGGTGGTGGAGGTTCAGCTTCTACACCATCGGGTGGAGTTGGTATAGCTGGTGCTGGAGGTGGTGGTTTTAGATATTATGCAGGACCCTCTAACCCACAATCAGGTAACCCTGCCTCTCCTATAAACAATTCTGGTGCTTCTCCCAACACAGAAGTAACATTATCAGTGGCAAGTTTTCCGATTACAGTAGGAGCTGGAGGAGCAAAAAATCCAACTCCAAGTCCAAGCACACAAGGAAACCAAGGTGCAAGTTCTGTATTTTCTACAGTAACATCAGCAGGTGGTGGCGGTGGAGCAAATGATGGTGGTGGCGGTGGTCCAGGAGGATCAGGTGGTGGAAATGCAAATAATCACCCAGCAGGAGCCGGTACTGGAAATACACCTCCCGTATCACCTTCTCAAGGAAATCCAGGTGGTGGTCCAGGAGCAAGTAGCCCAGGTTGGGGTGGTGGTGGCGGTGGTGGTGCTATGGCTGCAGGAGCGGCCCCCGGTGGAAGTCCCGGAGGAAATGGTGGAGCTGGTGGCGGAGTAACAGGTTTTGGTGCAGGTAATGGGCAATGTTCGTCTTGTGTACAATATTTTTCTGGTGGTGGTGGAGGTGGTTCAAGATTAACTCCAAATGGAGCTGGAAGTGGAGGATTAGGTGGTGGAACTCCTGGAATAAGTGGAGGAGCTGCGACTGCTCCAGCAGGAACAGCTAATACAGGAGGTGGAGCTGGAGGATCAGCTGGAAGTGGTAATCCAGGAGGTGAAGGAACTGGTAACAACGGGGGTTCAGGTATAGTGGTAATAAGGTATAGGTATCAATAATTATGACAAGTACAATTAAAGTAGACAATATTCAGGATCAAGACGGTAATAACATTATCAATGAAAATAGTAATACAATTACTATTGGTGCAAGTGGCGATACCGTTACTCTTGCATCAGGTGCATCTCAATCAGGGTTCGGAAGAACTGGTACTGTTGATTGGCAGACAACTGTTAAGACTGGGGATTTTACGGCAGTAAATGGTGAAGGATATTTTGTAAATACAACATCAGGAGCAGTTACAATGACTCTACCTAGTTCTCCAAGTGTTGGAGACATAGTAGCTTTAAAAGATTATGCAAATACTTTTGATACAAATAATTTAACAATAAATAGAAATGGTCAACCTATTTCTGGAACAGCAGCTAATTCAGTTGTGTCTACAGAAGGTCAAGCACTTACTTTAATTTATGGTGATTCAACAAAAGGTTGGCAATCAGTCGCAGCATCTACAGAATCTGATTTACCTAAACCATCGTTTGTTGCAGCATCAGGAGGGACAGTAACTACTTGCGGTAATTTTAAAATTCACACATTTACAGGACCAGGAACTTTTACAGTTTCAGCTGCAGGTAATTCAGTAGGTTCAAATTCAATAGATTATTTAGTAGTAGCTGGCGGCGGTGGATCTGGTTCAGATGCAGGTGGTGGTTCAGGTGGTGGAGGTTTAAGATTTTCAAATTCTACTTTTACAAATAGCGGACCTTCAAGTCCACGTAATGGTGGAACAGCTTTACCAGTAACAGCAACAGGTTATCCCGTAACAGTGGGTGGAGGTGGTGCAGGAACACCTGATGGAAATGCAGGAGCTCCTGGAACTAAAGGAACTGATTCAAGTTTTGCCGGATCATCTACAATTACTTCAACTGGAGGTGGTTTCGGAGGTGGAGTTGTTCCTGGAGTTGTAGGAGGACCCGGAGGTTCAGGTGGTGGTGGAAGAGCAAATGAACCCCCAGGTGGAGCCGGAACTGGAAACTCACCACCAACAAATCCAGCTCAAGGTTCAAATGGTGGAGCTACAGGAGGTTCACCAGGAAAAGGTGGTGGTGGCGGTGGTGGTTTTATGGCTGTAGGAACTAATGGAAGTGGTCCAGGGCCAGGAAATGGAGGTCCAGGTGGAGCTGGTGGAGGTTTTCCAGCAGCAGCTTTTGGTCCAGCAAATGGACAACAAAATACAGGAACAGGACCCGCAGCTCCTGGAACACCTGATGGATTTAGATATTTTGCTGGAGGAGGACACGGTGGTTCTGTAACTGGATGTTTAGGACCAACACCAGCTTGTAATGGAGCTTTAGGTGGTGGTGGAGTAGTAAAAGCATTTCCAAATGCAGGTGGTGCTGGTGTAGCTAATACAGGTGGCGGAGGTTCTGCTGGAACTGGAAATGATAAAGGTGGTGGTGCTGGTGGCTCTGGTATAGTAGTAATAAGGTATAAATTTCAATAGGTAAATTATGAGTGAAGTAAAAGTAAATAAAATTAGTCCAAGAACAAATTGTGGAACAGTAACTGTTGGAGATTCTGGAGATTCAGTATCGGTAACAGCAGGTGTTCCAGTAACAGTTAATGGTGATTTAAAATCAAACGCATTAAAAGCGACTGATGGTGGAAGTATAATTTCTCAATCAGGAACTACAATTACGATTGGTGCTTCAGGTGATACAGTATCGTTAGCCAGTGGTGCATCACAATCAGGATTTGGTAGAGCAGGTTCTGTAGACTGGCAGACAGGAGCAATTAAGACAAGTACATTTACTGCAGCATCAGGTGAAGGTTATTTTGTTAACACTACTTCTGGAGGTATAACAGTAAATTTACCAGCAGGTTCTGCTGGAGCTATTGTAGCTGTGAATGATTACGCACAGACAGCAGCAACAAATAATATTACAATCGCATCAAATGGTTCAGAAAAAATTCAAGGATCAACTACAAATCATATTATAACTACAAATGGTGTAACAATTACATTAGTCTATGTAGATAGCACACAAGGTTGGAAACTAGTAGATACTGGAGAAGCAGTAAGTATGCCTCAATTAGCTTTGTTTACAACAGCTACTGGTGGAACTATAACAACATGTGGTGATTATAAAATTCATACATTTACAGGCCCTGGTACTTTTTGTGTTTCACAAATAGGAAATAACCCTGCTAACCCTTCAGGTGGACCTAACACTGTTTCATACCTTGTTGTAGCAGGAGGAGGGACTGGAGGATATGCAAACACTGGAGACGGTGGAGGAGGTGCTGGAGGTTTTAGAGAAGGAAGAGATATAGGTCCTTCTTATACAGCCAGTCCTTTAGTTGCTCCAGCGGGTTTAACAATTGCTGCATCGCCTTATTCTGTTACAGTAGGTGGTGGAGGATCTGGATCTAGAAACGCAGGATCAAATTCAGTTTTCTCAACAATAACATCAGCAGGTGGTGGAGCTGGTGCAAACAATGGAGATAGATCTAATATAGATGGTGGTTCAGGTGGTGGTGGAAGAAAAGATGGTGGACCTTTTGCTGGTGGATCTGGTAATACACCTCCTGTTAGTCCTCCACAAGGAAATGGTGGTGGTACAGGTCAACCTCAACCAGGAGCTGGAAGAGGTGGCGGTGGTGGCGGTGCTGGTGCTGCTGGAGGAAATATTTCAGGTAATAATGGAGGCCCAGGAGGAAATGGTGTATCAACTTCAATAACTGGATCATCGGTTGCAAGAGCTGGTGGTGGCGGTGGTGGAAATGAAGCTGGATCAGATGTACCAGGTGGAACTGGTGGTGGAGGAACTGGAACTAGAGATGATGGTCCACCTGCACAAAATGGAACAGTAAATACTGGCGGTGGTGGTGGTGGTGATAAAGGTGACGGTGGCTCTGGTATAGTAGTAATAAGATACAAATTTCAATAGTTGAATAATAATTAAAAATAATATATAAGGAGAATAATTATGGCACATTTTGCAAAATTAGGAGCGAACAGTAAAGTTATTCAAGTATTAACACTTGATAACAAAGATATGTTAAACGCTGATGGTGTTGAAGATGAATCAGTAGGTCAACAATATTTAGAAACACATAATAATTGGCCTGCACAAATGTGGATTCAAACTTCATACAATACATCAGGTGGTGAACATAAATTAGGTGGCACACCTTTAAGAGGTAATTATGCAAGTATCGGAGGTGAATGGGACGAAGATGATCAAATCTTCTGGCCTAAAAAACCACATGCATCTTGGACTAAAAATACTTCAACTGCATCATGGAATGCACCAATTACTTATCCAACAATTATAGACGATGCAGCAGATCCTGTTGTGTGGACTTGGTCTATCACTTGGAATGAAACTGCATATCAAGCTAATAATACTAAAGGTTGGGAAGGTACAAAACGTAATGTAGATGGTACAGATCACACTGATACAGCTACTTATGATTGGAACGGAACAGCTTGGGTTGCTCAATAGTTGACAAATAATTAATATTATTTTATATATGGTGGTGGTATGCAAAAGAAAGTATTAACAGAACAAAGTCTATTCTATGGTGATATTGATATGCCGAAAGGTTTTGAGATAGACCAAGAAAAACTTACTAACGATATTTTACAATCATCATTTACTAATAAACAATTTCCATTTTCAAGAACTTGGGATATGTTAAATACTTATATGAGAGACTTTATCGGTCTTGATTATGGTATTCATTTAATCAACAAGGATTCTTGGGGTGACATTTATAAACCCGGTCAAGTATCTAAACCTTTATTAAATGTTGATCCAGTAGATCTTCGAAACTCACCTGACTTTACAATGCTTTACGGAGTTAAAGTTGATAAGTGTTGGGTAAGAATACATTTTGATGACAATAGACGTAAAGGAAGAAGTTGGGACATAGAACTTAAAAAAAATATGTTTGTTATGTTTCCATCTACTAATATGTATATTGTATCAAATGATCAGAAAGATAGTTTGAATTTTGTTCAAACCATAACTTATGAATATATCTAATTATTATTGGTATTTTAGTGGTGTACTTACACCAAAGTTTTGTGATGATGTTATAGCTTATGCTAATCAAAAAGAAGAAACAATGGCTAGAACTGGTGGTTATGGAGATAGAAAATTATCTAAAGAAGAAGTTAAAGATTTAAAAAGAAAAAGAAACTCTGATTTAG